AGCCGTGCAAGAGCCCAGGCTGACTGGTTTCTCGAGAATCCCTCTGAGCGTAAGCGTCGTGCTTACGCTCGAGACCTTGGGCTCAGAGTCGGCGCCGGCCTGCGGTACAACCATTCGGTTGTCCTCCGGTCGGTACTGACTCTGCATATTAGTCGCGCTGAGCAGACACTTCGCGCAATTGAGGCATCCATGACCATTGATGGTCCCGTGCCTCCTTTCGACTGGTCCTCTTCGGAGGTTCTGTCGAATGTCCTCCTATTAGCTTGTTATGACCTCGAGGGTCTACTTCTAAGCTGGTTGAAGGAAACGTCTGCTCTCCTCGCCTGTCGCTGCTTCCAACAGGACGAGACCAATTTGGGAAGTTGTGAAGCGATAAGGGCTAAACTCAGCTTGGTGGGACTTTCGTCCCCCCCGCCGGGTGTTCTCCTTTTCGGCTCGACAGCGAAGTACTGCAGGTGGCTAATGGCCCCCCGTAAGACACTTCGTAGTCCCTTTGGTCAACGCATACTGAGGTTGGGTGAAGACATACTTTATATCAAGCGTGCCTGTCCCCCGATATTAGGTAGGTTCGTCCTGGACGAACTAGATAAGCATAAGTCACGCGTCTGTCGGCCGTTGAACTACGGTTGCCCGACGTCGTGGGCGGCAGAGGTGCGCGAGTTGACGAAGAAGGCCATCCGTGCTATCGTCACTCGAACTTTCTCCGGGAGACACGATTTCGTCCCGATCGAAAGCTTTCCCTCTCTGTCCTCGGCCTTCGACTCTTGTCGGAAGACCGGGGGTGCGATGGGAGAGCTGTTCGACCACTTTCAGGGTGCGTCGAACCTCCCGGTTAGCGCCTTTCTCGGGTCGTCTCAACTTGACTATATGGTTGAGAGCGCGCCAGGTCGCGTCTGTGAAGTACGGCAGCGCGACTCCGACCGTCATCGGGTTGAGGAATTCTCTCGTGTTATTTCGTCGTTGACCCAAGTCAAGCGGCGAATTCACGTCAAGCCTCACCCCATTCCAGAGCCCTGTAAGGTCCGTGTTATCACCCTCGGTGAAGCCGTTCCCTATCAGCGACTACTGCCAGTCCAGCAGTGGCTCTGGAGGACGATGTCCTCTAACCCAACCTTCCGTTACACCGCTGA